GCCCTACGCGGCCTGTAAAAAGGGCTGTTCCCATTGCTGCCATATCGCGGTATCCGTAAGCCGCGCAGAGGCGCAGACCATCGGCCAGCGTATCGGGCGCAAACCGCGCGAGGTCGCAGCGCGTGGCACGCAAAAGGGCGCGTTTGATGACGTGCCATGGGGCTACGGCAGCCCCTGTACGTTCCTGAAAAACGGCCAGTGTTCCATCTATGAGCATCGGCCTATGGCCTGCCGTCTTCATTTCAACATGGACCGCGACGCGCTGCTGTGCATGCTGGACCCGCCCAGAACGTCGCCTGTCCCGTTCTACGACGCGCGGCAATGGGAAGTAGCCGTAATCTACGCGGGCGGCGGACGGGACCGCGAATCAGTCGGGCTAGCCGATATCCGCGAGTTTTTCCCCCCGGGCGACGCGCGCTAACGCGTGCGGCTGCGGATTGTAAACGCCCCTCGCGCGCGCTACAGTCTGTCCATAACATCAAAGGACACGGCCATGCGCGAGACACTGAGCGACCAGCAGCTACACCTGTTCTGTTTGCGCTGGGCCGCGTGGCATCGCGCCCACGGCCTGATAGCGCCGCCCATGCAAAAGGGCATTCTGGCGCGCCTGCAACCCGGCAAAATCCGTAACGCCCCGGTCGTCGTCCTGTCGTCCGAAATGTCCCTGTTCAATATGGCAGTCAATGCGCAGCCGGACAACGACACGCGCAAAACCTTTCTCATTTACTACCTGTTCCCGGCGCGGTCCGTCAAAGAATTAGCGGACGCCTGCCAGCTATCCGACGACGCGATTTACAAGCGTCTGCGGACCTTCCGTAAACGCGCGTACCGGGCTGCCGTCCGGCTGGACGAGGTCAACCGGACCGCGCGTCTGCAACGTCCCGAAAACGAACCGCTGGGCCTTTATGCGCGGGCCTTTTGACCGTTTTGGTAAAAACAAAGTCTTTGGGGATGGTCAACTAAAACGCCTAAAATCCGGGCTGATTCGATAGGTTCCATCAATGGGCCTAGCGTTTCAGAGGTGAGTGTAAGTCGTGTAGTCCCCTTCGTTATTTGATCGCGGCCCGCTATTCGCATATAGCGGGCTTTTTTTTTGGAGGGCGGACCAATGACCGACCCGCAAACGCAGGATACCCCCCCGGCACCGGGCCCCGTTCCGCCTGCCCCGACCATGACCGCAGCGGGCCCGACTGGGGCCCCGGGCGACATGCCCCCGGCAGCGCACAGCCCGTATCTGGACGAGGAAAACGCGCGGGCAGCGGCGAACGGCGAACCCGGCGCGGCCCCCGTCTATCCGATCAGTCCCGCAGACCTGCGTAACGCGGCTATCCGCGTCGCATGGCGCAGCGGTCGCGTCCCGCCGACGCTGCCAGAGGTCAGAGCCCCGGGCATTCCGGGCAGCCCGGGCGTACGCAGCGCGGACCCGGTCGCGGACCTGCGCATGTACCCGCAGACCATCAACGCGGAATACCTCGTTCCCATGTCGGAAGTGATCGAAGACGCGATAGCCAGCGGCGACCCGACCGCGCTAGAACAGTACGCGTCCGGCATCGCGCAGGAAATCGCGGTAGGACTGATTAAAAAAGCCTACGCGGCCCTAGAGGCAGTCCCGGAACCCGACCCCCCAGCCGTAACGACCATTACCGGCGCGGTCGGAACCGATAACAGCCCCGCAGACGGCGCGACCGGGAACACAGCGACGTTTACCGCGCTGGACCAGTACAGCGCCCCGATAGCGGCCCCGCTGGCGTTTTCCTGCGACATGGGCACGGCGACCCCGACCCCCGCGAGCGGCACGGCAGCCGCAGACGGGACGCTGTCTGTATCCGTAGTCGATACGGTCGCGGAAACGGTCGTCGTGACCGCGACCAGCGGCAGCGTAACCGGTACGGCCAGCCTGACGTTTGCGACGCCTGCGGGCGAATAGGGGGCGGCCATGGGCAGCAATGCGAACGGCGCGAGCGCAGGCGCAGGGATGGATTCGGGCCTCTGGTCCAGCCTCGCGGACCGGTTCGGCAGCAGCGGCCCGCAGGCGGCCCCGGTCGCCTCGCCTTTCACCATGGACGAGGGCGGGACCGCGTCGAAATTTACGATGCCCGGGGGCCAGCAGGCGAACTATCAGGGCGTCGAAATGATGCCTGCGACGCTGGGGGGCGTGCAGGGCGTACAGGACGCGCAGGACTGGACGCAGGCCATGAAAGACGCAGGGGGCGGCCCGAACTGGGGGGCCATGGCGGGCGCAGCCGGGAAAACCGACATGGGCCAGAACGACCCCCGGCAGGCCCCGGCAGGCGCGCGAGGCGGCAGCGGCCAGCCGATTAATTTTGTCCCGCAACAGCTATCCATGCAGGCGCAGCCGCTGGCAGGCATGACCGCGCCCGCAGGCCAGCAGAACCTGCTGCAAATGCTGGCGTCCCAGAAATTCGGGGGCATCCCGCGATGACGTTAAGCCGCAACCTGACGGAAAAAATCATTTACGAGCGCGAGGACAAAGGGTCATTTGACCCGCGTTTTATCGTGTTCGCCCGCAAGCTGGCATTGCTGGGTCTGTCGCATGCCGAAATCGCGAAAAACTTGGGCGCGGACCGGCACACCTTTAATAAATGGCGGCATCTGTACCCGGACTTTGATGCAGCAATCGACGCGGGACGCGTTATTGCGGACTACGAGGTAGTAGAGGCGCTATACAAGCGCTGCGTCGGGTTCGAACACGAAATGAAGATTTTCCGCGATGGTCGCGAGGTCATTAACCGCGAGTATTTCCCGCCTGACGTGCAGGCGTGCAAATGGTGGCTAGTGAACCGCTGTCCGTCCAAGTGGAAACCGGAAAGTAAGCTGGTGGACGTGACCCCCCCGGGCGCGGACCAGCTAAACGCGCGTCCGATTGAATACCCGATGAAAGCGACCATGGAACGCATGGAGGACGAGGACGCAGAGGTAGCAAAGGACTATGCCACGCAGGCTAGCGACCCCCCCGCCGAGTGACCCGGAGGGCTGGGACGTTGTAGAGGCAGACGAGGACGACGAGGTAGAGGGGGCAACGTGGACCCCTACGCCCAAACAGGCGGAATACCTCGCGGCCCCAGAGGAAGAAGTGCTATACGGCGGCGCAGCCGGGGGCGGAAAAACGGACGCGCTGGTTATCGACGCGCTGGGCCTGTGGCAGCAGGCGGTCCTACAGCCGGACTACCGGGCGATTATTTTTCGCCCTACGTTCCCGGAACTGCGCGCGTTAGAAGCCCGCATGCATGAGATTTACCCGCTGGCGTATCCGGGCGCGGACTTCAACAAAACAGACCATATCTGGACGTTTCCCAGCGGCGCGGAAATCGCGACGTCCTACCTGCAAACAGAGGACGACCGCTACCGCTGGCAGTCGTTCGAATTCCAGTTCGTCGCGTTCGAAGAATTGACGCAATGGCCCAGCGACGTTTGCTACACGTACCTGTTTTCGCGCCTGCGTACATCGAATCCGAACCTGCGCTGTTTGATGCGCGCGAACTGCAACCCGGGCGGGCGCGGGCATAAATGGGTCCGCGAGCGCTGGGGCATAAAGGACGATGGTAGTGCAACACTATCGCGCCTTATTGTTACATTAGGCGACGGCAGCCAGCGGACCATATCGCGGCGCTTCATTCCCGCGCGCCTGTCGGATAACCCGTATCTGGGCCCCGACTACGAGGCAAATCTATTGCTGCTGGACGAAATGACCCGCAGGGCGCTGTTATCGGGACGCTGGGACGTGATCGAAATTCCGGGCGCGATTTACAAAAAGGAAATGGAGGCGGCATTTTTTGAGGGCCGCATTACGCGCATCCCCTATGACCCGGCGCTGCCTGTCCATACCATCTGGGATTTGGGCATGGGCGACAGTACCGCTATCTGGTTCGTCCAGCATGTCGGCATCGAGCGACGCGCGATTGATTACTACGAGGCAGCAGGGGAAGGGCTACAGCACTACGCGCGGGTCCTCGCGGACAAACGCTACGTGTACGGCCAGCACTTCGCACCGCACGATATAGCGGTCCGCGAACTGGGGACCGGCAAAAGCCGGTTAGAGGTCGCGGCGAATCTGGGAATCAATTTTCAGATAGCCCCGAACCTGCCGCTGGACGAGGGCATACATGCATGCCGTGTGTTCCTGCCTACGGTCTGGTTCGACGGCGAGAAATGCCAACGCGGGATTGAGTGCCTGACGAACTACCGGCGCAAATATAACGAAAAGCTGGGCGAATTTTCGATAACCCCTGAACACGATTGGGCCAGTCATGGCAGCGACGCGGCCCGCTATTGGGCGCTGTCCTCGCAGTACATCACCAATCAGCTAATCGGCTGGGGCGACAAATTGAACTATCCGAAACTAACGGCGGCCTGATATGCCTTCAATTGTCAATCAGGATGTAGAGGACGTTAACGTTACGCATGAGACGTTCACGGAACCAAAGGGCCGCGAGCGCATGTCGGATGACGATATCCGCGCGATTACCGACCGCGAGATACAGCAGGCCGCCAATTTTTGCGACGAGGACTTAGCGGCAGACTGCAACAAAGCCATGTCCTACTATCTGGGGCTGGCAGAGGACGACCTCGCGCCCCCGGCTATCCCGGACCGCAGCGCGGCAGTCAGTACGGACGTTTCAGATACGATTGAATGGCTGCTGCCTGCGCTGATTTCGATTTTCACAGCGGGCCCGTCCGTGCTGGAATTCACGCCCAGAAAAGAGGGCGACGAGGACGAGGCACAACAGGCGACAGAGTACCTAAATTATCTGTTCTACCAACGTAACCCGGGCTGGCAGGAACTCTACACATGGTTTAAGGACGCGCTGATACAGAAAGTCGGAATCATGAAATGCTATTGGGACAGCGCCCCGGAGGAAGTCACGGAGTTTTACCGGGGGCTGGACGAGGACCAGCTAATAGACCTGCTAGAGGACGATTCGATAGAACCTATCGAGCATACGGCCTACCCCGACCCGGACGCGCTGCATGAGGCAGAGGCGCAATTTCAGATTCAAAGCGAACAGTACGCAGAACAGCAGGCGATGATTCGGGCGCTGACGAGCGCAGGCTACCCGCAGGCCGCAGCGGAACAGGCCGCGAGTATTACCCATGGCGTGCGTCATGCCCCGCCCCCGCCTGACGGCGTGAACGCCCCGAAAGGCGATGCAGCCGCGCCCCCGCCCCCGAAACCGCCAGCGCCCCCAGCAGCCCCGCCAGCGCCCCCGGGCGGCCCCGGACCGATGGCAGGTCCCCCGGCAGGTCCCGGGCCCGCTGGCGGACCCATGGCTGGGCCGCCCATGGTCCCGCCTGCCCCGCCTGCGCCCCCGCCATTGCTGAAAAAGCCGGTTCCGGTCAATCCCTCGCGCGTCCCGCAGGTCCACGATATCCGCCTGAAACGCACCAAACGCAAAGGCAAGGTCAAAATCGTTGCGGTCCCGCGCGAGGAATTTTTGATAGGCGCGACCGTCAATCACCCGCGCGATGGTTTCACCGGGCATCGCGTCAAGCGGACCGTTTCCTACATCAACCAGCACTACCCGGACGTCAACGTAGACGAACTGACGAGCGACGACGCGATAACGTCCGCGCCTGACGTAGGTATGGGCCGCGACGCGCGCTACGCGCTACAGGGCGGGCAGGGGGCGCTAACGGCCTACCGCGACCAGAGCGGCGAGGGCGACCCGTCCATGCGCGAAATCACGGTAACGGAATGCTATCTGCCGATTGACGCAGACGGCGACGGCATCGCGGAATGGCGCAAGATTACCCGCGCGGGGAACACCATTCTGGACAACGAGCGCATAGACGGGCCGCCATGGGCGACCCTCTGCCCGGTCCCGATTCCGCATGTTTTCTTTGGGCGTAGCGAGGCGGACCTAGCTATGCCTGCGATGAAAACAAAGACGATGATTCTGCGTAACGCGCTGGATAACCTGTCGTTCCAGACGAACCAACGGACCTTTGCCGTAGAAAATCAGGTCAACCTAGATGACCTGCTGACGAACCGCCCGGGGGGCGTCGTTCGCGTGCGGCAGGCGGGCGCGGTCGGTCCGCTGACGACCGGCGCGAGCGACCCGGCAGCGGCCATGCAAATGCTGCAATACGCGGACGAACAGAAACAGGACGCGACCGGCGTTACGAAATATACGCAGGGCAGCGACGCGGACACGCTGAACAAAACCGCGCGCGGGCTGGAAAACATCACGAACCGCGCGGACATGCGCGTAGAACTGATCGCGCGGATTTTCGCGGAAACCGGCGTAAAAGACTTGTTCTGGCTGATGCTGAAACTGGCGGCCCAGTATCAGGACAAACCGGAAGTAATCCGCCTGACGGGAAAATGGGTCCAAGTGGACCCGCGCGAATGGGTCAACCGCTTTGACATGCAGGTTAATGTCGGGCTGGGCACAGGCAACAAAGACACCGCAGTAAAAAACCTGACGGTCATTCAGCAGCTACAAGCGGCAGCCGTGCAGGGGGGGTACTGTACGCCCAAAAACCAATATAACGCGGCCTGCAAACTGGTTTCCGTGCTGGGATTTAAGGACCCGGACCAGTTCTTTACAGACCC